TCCAATGCTCTTTCTATTTCAGTACATAGATAAGCTGACTCTTTGTCAACTATTTCTTCTTTGATTTGCTCGTAAGCCTTCTTACTATCCATATTATTTTATTACTCGTTTAAATCTTGTTACCATCCACTCACAGTTACCCATTTTATGACCCATATCCCAAAGATAATCTTCTATCTTTTCTGAATCATCAAACCACACATCATATCTATATACTCTACCATCTTCATAGTCAAGTACAAATATATATTTTTTACCTTTCTTTTCCATATATTATTAATTCTAAATCTTTTTCAGTATAACACTCCTGTTTAGGAAAGTTTAACTGCCTGTTTATAATATTTACGTGCTCATCTACAGGTTGTTTATAACAGTAATACATAGCTGAGTATACACCTGTTAGATATATTGCTGTGAATATTAATAGTTTATTTATTTTCTTCTCCATGCTTTGTGTACTGATGCGGAAACTTCCTGCGATACTATTTGTATAGTATTACCAGTTTTATGGGTGATAATAGGTACGTATGAGTAAGTTTTAGTAGTACTACAACTAACACAATTTTTATAACCTAATTCTAATCGCACTGGGTGCACAGTGTTTCCGCATTTACAATACATATTTTTTATTTTATATTATTATCTGACTTGATTCGTATTATGTTTCGATTATTCACCGAGTTCAATACTATAATCTTTGTCATATAAAAAGTCTTCAATAGATTTAGTGTCATACCAATCTGACTCAAACCATCTATTTTCCCACCTGTCTAGTATATTTTGTTCACCGTTTCGTGTTCCAAAGTAAAAACTTGTACTAACTAGTGCTACAGTAACAAGCACTCTTCTTAGATTTTTATTTATTTTCATCTCCATATTTTATTGTATGCCGCTTTATATTGTTTAGGGAACGAAGATTTTTGCGGCAACTTGTATCTTCTATTACCCATACCTCTACACGCACCATATATTTTTATGATTTCAGTGTGTTGTGCTGCGCGAGCTTTACGCTTTTGCTTAACATACTCGCATAATTCTTTCATATTAGTTACTACCATTGCAAAGGTTTTTCTATAAATGTTAAACCTTTGTAGTTAAACCAGTTGTCTTTACCAAATTTATACTGGTCATTACCTTCTTCATCTTGACCAAGATATATTTCTTTGAAGCCAAATGAGTTGGGTAAGTCGCCAACATTATAACCTTTGTACTCAATACCGTTTAAGCGGCAAGTTGTTTTAGAAGTAAATTTTATTGTATTCATATTTAAATTTTATATTAGTATTATCTAAGGTTATTCGTATTTTATTTCGAAAGTCTCTTCTTTCTTTTGCAAATCTATATAAATCTCTTTTCATTAGTCGCCAGTATAATTATCCCACCTTGTTTTACTTGCATAGTATTCAGCGATAGCACCATCAGTTAACTTTGCTAACTCTTTATAGTAATCAGCATTGATTAACTTGTCGTCACGCCAAGCCTCTACATTTTTACGATGAGGTGATGAGTAGTGTTCATTATTTATTTCACAGTGAAACCAATCACATTGAAATTTAGTGTTATAAGTTTTAAATATTCGCATAGTTATATGTTTAGTTCTAGTGTGAGTAATCGAAACCCACCTCTGCTCCAAGACTAGATTTGTAGAGAGTTGTTTACTTTACTTCAACAACTTCTCTAACTTTTACAGGTACATTTGTAGAACTTGTATATGAGTTATACTTTAACCAGCAAGGTAATTTTGTAAGTGTATCTTTCATAATTTCATATACTTTATCATGAGAGTAAGTACAAGATTTACCATTTTTGAATTCAACATTAATAGTTGTGTTTTTACCGATTAAAGATTTACGTACTACAAATCTTTTAGAGTTAATAGTGTTTGTCATAATTAGAATTTTAAGTTATTATTTATTTATTATTTATATTAGTATTATCTAATGTTATTAGTATTTAGTTTCGTTTTTTAAAAGTGTTATTTTGTTTAGTGTATAATAATGTCATTGTGTCATTGCGCATTGTGTCATGGTGTGACAGTATGTCATACTATATTAATATATATTCTAGATTCCATTCATCAACTTCAATTGTATGTTTAATATTATTATTTATTAAAGTGTCAATAGTGTTTTGAAAATAGTCAACAGTTTCAGAAAATATTATAAATTTATATTTTTTATAGTCATTGATATTAAGTTCATTATCTTCAAAGAAACATTCGCAGTCATCAACATAGTGAATTTCGTCATTTGGAAGTAGTGATTGTAATTTAGTATAAGTCATTTTATTAATTGTTTTATTTTATATTATTATCCGCTAAAAAAGTAAAAACGTTTGTAAAAAGTTGTAATATATAAGTTGAAAAGTTGAAAAAGTCGCTAGCCCGGGTAAAAATAAGTCATTTTACAGAGAAAAGTGTAAAAAAAAGTGGGAGGGGGAACGCCATAGCTCTCTATTTGCTACAATTTTTTTAAATTTGCTCTCCCCTTATGATATTATACTACGTATAATATCTAGATAGGAGTAATATATTATATAATAGATCCTATATTACATACAAAAAAGTAAATTTACACATTTTTGTGTAAGTATATACTTATAGACAAAAAATTTTAATATGGCACAAATAATCGCATACCCAGAAGTAAGCAATATACAAAAAGACGACTGTTTAATCGGTACTCAGAAAGATCAGGGTACAAATAACGTAACAAATCCTACTAAAAATTTTGGTATAGGAGATTTAGGAAGTTTTTATCAAGATAACTATCCTGGTAGTCCACGTATTATATCTTATTTTCAATGGTTAGATCAAGCACCGCAAAACTATTTCAATTTAGTTAACGGTGTAGACACAAATATACCGTTTAATGTAAATTATAATATAGTTAGTAATTCTGAAAACAATTTATATCCAAAATTAGAGACATCTGGTGCAAGTCCAACAGCTGATACAAGGTTTTTATTTGATGCAGAAATATACGGTTGGTGGAAAATTACATACAAAGTACATTATTTTGATCAAACAGGCAACGTAGAGTTTAATGGTGGTGTAAGAAATAGAACTGGTGGTGTAACAACTTACTTAAAGATGTTATTTGATGAAAAAACAAACGCTGCGGGTCCTAATGATACAATTTACACAGGAGTTACATACTTAGAAATAGACGCTACAGTAAATGAAATTGATTTTGTTGTTAACGCATCGACAAATACTCCATTTCCATCTGCAACTGGTAATGCACCATGTGAAGTAATTATGGAGTGGAAAGCAAAAAATTAATATGGCAATAATATATACATATCCTCAAACTCAAACTCTACAAAATAATGATTTATTTATAATAAGTCAAATGGACGCAGAACCAGGATCTACAATTAGACAAACTAGATCTATCAGTGCGGCTAATTTAGTAGATTATATAATTCCTTTAATACCGGTTGGTCCAGGTGGAGGTCCATTTTTACCATTAACAGCTGGTAGTACTGTTCCATTAACTGGAGATTTATATATGGCTCCTACAGGAGCAGGACCTAGTGTAGGGAGTAACGCGATTGTATTTAGAGGTGTTGATGATACAGGAGCAGAATTAACCTCTGCAGAAATATTTACCTTAGACAGTACAATAAATCCATCAGGCCAAGATTTATATTTTAACAATGCTGATGATAACGGTGTTTTACAAACTGGTTTATTTATCGACGCGTTTCAACAAGTAGCTATTGCTAAAGGTGCAGCAACAGCACAATTAGACGTTGGCGGTGATGGAAACTTCGATACTTCGTTGACAGTAGGTACAAATGTAACTTTTAGTAATTATGGTAGTGGTACTAATACAGGAGTAGCTACATATAGCCTTGCTGTTACAGCAGCGGGACAAGTAATAGAAGAACCTTTAGCAACAGGTACAGTTACAGGTACTGGAACTACAGATAATCTTGTAAAATTTATAGATGGTCCTAATGGAGTGATAGGAGATGTGCCTGGTGTTATAGAGCAAGCAGGTGAAGTTATATTTGGAACAAATGTTCGATTTGATGATGTAGTTTTATTTGACGGTGGTACAGTTGAATCTTTTCAAAATGTAGAAATGTTAGATGGAGCGGCTGTAAAATTTGTTGATACAGCAGGTCCTACTACTGACGCGCAGCTTAGTAGCGTTGCCGGTTCTGGTAAACTAAATATTGATGGTAGTTTACAATTTGACGATTATGGATCTGGTACAATAACAGGTACCGCAGCTTATAACTTATCTGTTGACGCTAGTGGTAACGTAATAGAAACTGCTACAGGAGGTGGTGGCGGTGGTGTTGGAGGCAGTGGAACTATAGATAATCTTCCAATATGGACAGGTGCAACAACTTTAGGTGATTCAAGGATAAGAAGAGTGCCAAGTGGTTCAGCAGCCTCTACAGATGCTGAAATAATAATGTCTAATAATGTTATTGTTCGCAACCCACCTAATGTTAATACTTCAGGACCTTATCTTTATGTAAAAGGTGGGGCAAATATATTTGAAAATGTTTTACTAGGTTTAAGAGATGAAGGTAATGCTAGTAATAATAACAATAGAATAGAGTTTTATTCAGGACTAGGAACAGGAACTGATTTTGATAGATCAGGTAGGTTTGCTAGTATATACGCTATAAATGATGGAGCAAGCGCGGCTAACGGTGGTACTTTAAGTATAGAAACACAATCAACACCTGGAACAGGTGGTACTGTTAATACTGGTCAAATAAAACTTTTAAATACAGGTCAAAACCAATTTGGTCAATATGGCTCTGGTACTTTTACAGGAACTGCATCATACAATTTATCTGTAGATGCTTCGGGAAATATTATAGAAACAGCTACCGGTGGTGGTGGATCTGGTTATAAATCAGTTCAAGTTTTTCAATGGACAAACGGTAATCCAGTAGCTTATACAAATTGGACTAATGCTACTCCTAGTCCTTTACCATTTGATCCAACCCCTTTAGTCGAAACAGGTACATATTCAGGTACTGCTGCAAATTTTGCTTGGACATGTAGCAATATTGCTGGTGGAACCGCTGGTCAACGCGCACTATTTACATTAGGAGCAAGTGGAGCTGGAACTTGGCAAATAGATACATGTCAACACTGGTTTGATCAAACAAATCAAGTTGAAATTACAGTTACTTATGGTGTTTCAATAGGTGGTGTAAATGCAAGTTTTGATGTAATTGATGAAAAATCAACAGAATTAAGTGGAGATAAAATATTTTATGGTTCTTTAGTAAGAGAATTTGCTGCTGGAGACACACTAAATGTTACTGTAGAGTTTGTATCAGGTGGTGTAAATCCATTTCCTTCTGATACTGGAAGTAGACCAATTGAACTCACTTTTACTAAATTAGTGTAAAAATAAAGAAAAATAAGTAATAATAAGATTATAAAGAAATTAAAAAATAAACAACCATGCAAGGATTTTTAGAAACGGCTTTTGGATTAAAGCCTGTAAATTTAACAAACATACAAGCTGTAACGTATTACACAAATAGCGATATACAGTTTTTGGCTCAAAATGACCAATTGATAAGCGCGACAACAGGTTCTTTAGTTATTGAATATATAGGTAATGCAACTGGTTATAGAGACTCAGGTGGAAATATAATTATTGGATTAGATTATTATAAAGATCAATATTATCCAGTAGAAAGATTTTGGGCTTGGGTTAGAGATGTGTCAGCAGGTTCTGTTACAAAAACATTTAACTCATATTTAAATAATGGACCTGTTTACGGTGTTACAACCTTTGCTGTTAATGACTTTTCTCCTGTAGAAGCATACGGTATAAAGTTAGATGATACTCAAACAATAGAAGATGGTTGTGGTTTAATATTTAAAAATGAAGTATATCCAGAACTTGGGCTTAATGCTAGACCTAACTATCTTACTTTTGTAACTGACGGTGATTCTACTTTTCCAGAAATTGGAACTAGAGTGTTCTTAAGTCAAACTCAAGGATACAATCCTAATAGTTTTGGAGGTGAACTCCCTGAAGGATTCCCAGGTGAACCAGAGTTTGTTGAATTTGAAAAAGTAGTTGAAACAGCAAACGCTTCTTATGCTACTTCTCCACTTGTTGCTGATGGTAGATATATGTGGTTAGATGGAACCCCAGCTTGGGATTCAGTAAACTATATGAACAACCCGCCAACAACAGTAACTAATGCTCAAGCTGGTATGTTGTATCTAGTTACAATTAAATCAGGAAGAATACACGATGTTGCTATTTGTCCAGCTGATTTTGATGCGTCTAATGCTGTTAAAGATATTCCTGGCAAATTATATTCACCTTATAAAGTTTCAGTTATAGAAAGCGGAGTAATGGTCCCGCTTGAAACAGTTGCTTCAGCCAACTGTGCTTGTTGGGCGTATAGTGAGCCTCAAATAAATACAGTTGTTGGAAGTGGTGAAGAACCACCATCAGATTTAATTAATGCTGGAGTACAAGGAGCACAAACAGTTTGTACAGCAGGTTCTTATGGTGGACTTGGGTTAACTGTTAATCCAAACCCTTGGTTTGATGTAACTCTTGGATTTACAGAAATACCAGAAGCTGTTCTTTCAGTTTCTTTAGATGGAGGTGTAGCTCAACCTGAATTAAACTGTCCAACTTCAGGTCAAGGATCTAATCCCAGCATGTTTGGAGAAGAAGGTTTTCAAGATGCTGAAGAGCAATTTAGTAATTTATTTGGATTAACTGTACCAAATGGAGCTAAAGTTTGGATTTTATCTACTGATGGTTTATATAGACCTTTTGTTATGTCATCTGGTTATGAAATAAAAGCTCAATACAGAGAATATGAAGAAGACCCAGCATCTGAGGTTTCTTATCCAGGTAATTTAATACCTACCGATACAATCACAGATATTGCTATTCCAAGAGATCTAGCAAGTGATAATCTAGCTGTTCCTGCAAAAACATTTAAAGGTGAGCCGTCTAGAAACGGTGAAGCTGCATTTAGTATTACAACAGTGGTTCCTGCAAATCCTGAAGCAGGTATTCCAGTAGAGCTTACTAAAACATGTTATTACTTTGGATACGATCCAGCGGTAGTAGCACAACACCAGGGAGAAACTCTATTTAATCAGTTTACTGTGGATAGTCAAGGAAAAATAAACGTGGCAGGAGTATGTGAAAAAAGTGTAATGGAGTTTGCTGGTAAAGCAGTAGATATGTCTTAAAAAATTAAAAAATAAAAAAAATGAATGATAAATATTTAAAAATATATAGGTTTCCTAAAAATCATGTGTTTCCAGAAAACACTTTTGTTGAACAATTTGAAGGTGAAAAAATGATTGATCCAGAGGAATTAGCATTAGCGTCTGGAATTAAAGGAGGCGATGATCCACATAACCAAGCATAAATAATATAATAACTTTTAAAATAAATAAATATGGCACCACAAGCAGAACCGTTTGTATACGAAGAATTAGAGGTTATAGGAAATCCAACCAATTTTGTAAATAAAAATTATTGTATAGGTATTATAAATATATCTAAGCTTGAAAGTATACAATACCATAAAGAAGTTAATCCAAATGTAGGACCAGGTGGAGAAGGAGGAATTCAGTATCATATTACTGTTTCTTACCTTGGATCTCAAATGGATTCTGACGGAACATTAACTATAAATGGAAACTCTGGACATGGTTTAAGAGATCATTTTCAAACAGAAGAAGCTATGGAGCATGCTATTCAAAAACTAATAAATGGTATTAGTATGGCTATGCAAAAATCTCAAACAAGCAACAGTCCATTTGTTGTGGAATATTATCCTATGTTTGATTTAGGAAATACTACTTTAATATCTACATTTAGTCCTTATGATAGAGACAACGCAGTAGATCCAAATGAAGAATTACTGAAACAAGTTCAGGCCATGCTGGCTGGAGCGGCTTTCGGTTAAAAAACCCTGCTCGGGTAGAGCAATAAACCAAATATAAACTTAAAAACCAAAAACTATGACGTTTTATTACCAGACTAGATCGTGGAATAGTCAACCACAAATTTCAGAAGAAACCATTAACCTTTGGAAACACCTCGCAGATAAGAAAAACTGGAGAATAACCCAACTACCTAACGGTTTTTATCAAACTGAATACCAAGATCCAAATGATGAGACTTGGCACGACGTTACAAGACGTGAAACTATTGAAGGAGCAGAGCAAGCTATTGATGGTTCAGTAGAACACTATGCTAAAAAAGTAGATTTCTTAAAAGGTCCTAAAGTCGTGAAAACCTTTGAATAAAAAATAATTAAATTAAATTAAATCAAATGATAGTTAAAAATCTGAACTTTGGCAATAATGCTAGAGAAGAAGTATTTAAAGGTATAACAAAACTTACACAAGCTGTTAGCTCCACACTTGGAGCTAGCGGTAAGTGTGTTTTATTAGAAGATGCTCAAGGCAATCCTGTTATTACTAAAGATGGTGTTACCGTAGCAAATTCAATAGTTTTGTTAGACCCTGTAGAAAACATGGGCGCTACTCTTTTAAAAGAAGCAGCGCGTAAAACAGTTCAACAAGCTGGTGACGGTACAACCACAGCTACTATATTAGCACATGCTATATTAGAAGAAGCTTATAAAGTTGTTGATAAAACTAATTCAAGAAGTTTAAAACAAGAAATAAACAGCGCTGTTGAAAAAGTTGTAAAATATTTAGAATCTATATCTGTTTCAGTAGAAGGAGATATGATTGATAACATTGCTACTATATCTACAAATAACGATGCAGAGTTAGGTAAGTTAATTGCAGACGCGTTTAGAGCTGTAGATCTTACAGGTGTAGTAATGATGGAGCCTTCTGCTATTGGTAAAACAGAAATAAAAATTGTTGAAGGCGCTCAATACGATAAAGGTTTGACAAATAGGCATTTTATTACTAATGCTGAAAGTCAATCAGCGGAACTAGATAATCCGTTAGTACTGTTAATAGAGTCTAAGGTTGATTCAATAAGACAAATCCAAACAGTGCTAGAGTACGTTATAAAAAACAATAAACCTTTGCTTGTTATAGGCGATTTAGAAAAAGGTGTTTTATCGGCTCTAGCTATGAACAAAATAAAGGGTAATATTAAGGTAAACGTTGTTGACGCCCCTACATTTGGTGTAAATAGAAAACAATTACTTGATGATTTATCTTTATTAACAGGCGCTACAATTATAAATGAAGATTTAGGTGATGATTTAGATTTAATTAAAGTTGAGTATTTAGGTAAATGCGTAAAAAGCATTACAACAGATAATGAAACTATATTACAAGTAAATGAAACTTCTGATCAAGTAAAAGAAGTTATACATGAAATTAAAAATAAATTAACCAAAAAAAATACAGCAAACGAAGTAGTTAAGTTGGAAAAAAGACTAGCTATGTTAGCGGCTAAAATAGCAATAGTAAAAATAGGCGCCAACTCTGATATTGAGTTGAAAGAAAAACAAGATAGAGTTGAAGACGCTATATGTGCTACTAAAGCTGCAATAAAAGAAGGTATAGTTCCAGGTGGTGGTATAGCCTTACTTAATGCAGCGTCAAATATAGATCATAAAGGTTTAGGCGAAGAAGTACTGTTTAAAGCGATACACGCACCATATGAAACCATACTAGAAAACGCTGGTATTAAAAATGATATACCAATGGTTGTAGAAGGACATGGTATTGATGTTGTTACAGGAAATATGGTAAAAATGATTGACAGTGGTATTATTGATCCATTGTTAGTAACTAAAAGCGCTCTTCAAAATGCAGCTTCAGTAGCTACTACTATTTTATCAACTGATTGTGTAATTAATAATATTAGAGTTGATGAAAGCAGTAGGTAAAAATTTAATAATACAACAAGTAAAAGAAGGTACTACTAAAACTAAAGGTGGTTTACTTCTTGCAGAAAATCAAAGAGAAGATATTAGATATGTAGAAGCTGTAATAATATCTGTTGGTGATGATGTAAAAGGATTAGTAAAAAATGACACTATATTTTATGATAGGCACGCTGGTCATAAAATAGAAATAGATAAAACAATTTATCGTGTTATAAAAGCACAAGATATTGTTATAGTGTTATGAGATTAAGTGCTCAAGATATTAAGGATTTAAACTTAATGAAGCATTATCGGATAATACGTAAATGGGCTTGTAAAAACAATGATTTAACCGATAGTGATTTAGAGTTATTAATATATCTTGACTGTATTGATTTATTTACTATAAAAGATTTTAAAGCAGGTACATACACATATAGTTGGAATAATAGGCGTTGGAACAAACTAATACAAAATGATTGGATAGTTGTTTGGCGTAATAGAAATAGAACAACACAAAAATATAATATATATAAAGTTTCATTTAAAGGTAAGCAATTAATAAAACGAATATATAGAATAATGCTTGGTCAGGAAGATATAAATGTAGCTAGTAGAAATAAAATAATAACTGGTACATCTTATAGTGATAAGGTAATGACAAAAGCAATTTATAATTTAAACAAAGATAAAACAAGATAATTATGGGAACAGGCGAAATGGAAAAAATGTCAAGAAACCAGCAAAAAGCAGTTGGAGCCGCAATGAACGAAGCCGGGATTAAAATGGTATCACCGGTAAGCATGTTTGGAAGCATGGGCGCTAATCCGAATATTAATTTTTTAACTAATGCTAACGCTTTAGCAGCTCAACAATTAGCTCAGCAAAACGTTGCTCCAATGCAACAACCTCAAGTAACTCCTAGTATGGGTATATTTGGAGACGCTGACGCTAGAAATAGATCTTTATATCCATCAGCTTTAATGGCTCATGATGATGTTAAATCACGAATAGAAGCTAAAAAAGCAGAAATAGAAAAAGCAAAATCTGAAGGAGGAGATCCAGATATAGTGTATGAATTAAAGTCTGATTTAATGGACTTAGAAAAAGAATTAAAAACAGCTAAAGAAGAGCACGAAGGTTCTCCTAATTAAAACACGAAAAAATAATTATTATGTCAGAACACAAAAGTATAATACACGACCCGCATGCGGAGCGCATGGGTAAAGGTAAAGTTGGTATAGTTGGAGAGTCGCATATATGGGACGGACCATTAAGCCAAAAAGGTAGATTACACGGAACTGGATCAAGTTCAGGAATAACAGGTATGCATTTAAAAACTGATGGCGTTCCTTATGGAGGACCAGAACCAGTTACTAAAAGATGCTGCTCGCATAAAAACTAATTGATATGTATACACAATACGGAAGTCCATTTTTTAAAGCTGGTAAAGGCTGCGCTAAATCTGAAGGAGGCTCAGGTTGTATAGTTAAAAGAGGTGGCAAATTTGCAATATTAAACAATAAAAAAGGTGGTATTTGGAGAGATGGTTTTGCTTCTAGATCAGAAGCAGAAAAAGCTTTAGCCGCATACCACGCTAATAGCTAATGAATTTTTCAGAAAAATTTTGTCACAAAACACCTTTTCAAAACAAAGGTAGAGAATATGATTCAGAGATGCACACAGTAGCATCTGTGCCAGACAAGTATGCATTGGATCTAACTGGTAAATATGATAAAGATTATGATGAGCTAACAGACGCTGTGGGTTATGTTGATCCTGATGTAACTATTACAACATCTAAGCCAAAACAACCTCCACTAGGTGGATTAAAAGAAGAAAAAAGCAATATAAACATGAACTCTCCTGCTAATCAAACAGGTTACACTGGAGGAGGCGATGTTAATGCCTATTATAAATCTACTGCTCCATATGTAAGGGAAATGCAAAATCAAATTGCAAAAGCTCATAATGATTATTATGATAAAAAAAGAGGTGTATACGATTATAGTAAAAACAATAAAAATAAATCTTCTGAGTTAAAAATAATTAAATAAATAAAATGGGACATAAAGGACATTGGGGCGAATATACTGGTAACGCTAAATGGTCAAAAGACCACGCTCATACAAAAGTTACTAAAGAAAATTATAAAGCAACAGAAAGAGATGATGCTGCTCATATAGATTACTTAAAAAGAGATATTAAATATGATAATAAGCATGGTCATAGTGATGAAAATATGACTGCTGATGAAAAGCATATCTCAAAACTAGCAGGCGACATGAAGTATGATAAAGAACACCATGGTTCTCCAGCTAAAAAAAAGATAAAATTAAAAGCTGGTGAAGACGCAAATTACAATAGAAAAGATAAAGATTCATATTTTTATGATGAAGAATTTACTGAAGATGCTGGACCAACACCAAGTAGAGAAGAATTAAAAGAACAAAGACAAGCAGCTATAGAAGCCGCTAGAAACATTAAATAATAATAAAAATGGGACACACGTATAACACAGGCGGAGAATCCGCAAAACAAGAAAGACATAATTTACTTCATGATAATCCTGTCGTTAAAGATGCTAGCGGAGGAAGACCATGGATAAGTAAACATTTTAAATCAACAATGTCACCTTTAAAAGATGGACATGAAAGTGATTCGCCAGTAGAAGGCAACGCTTTTAGTAAAGCAATGGCTGATAATGATGGAGATTATGAAGCTGCTAAAAAACAGCTTGATGGAGTAGCAATGTATGACGCTCCAAACGCAAAAAAAGGTGGCAGCAAATGTCATCATAACGTATAACAAATAAAAAATAAAAAAATGAGAAAATATTTAACATTTAAATCAGTTGGTGGTGGCGCTGGAACAATGAATCAAGCCGGTGAGTATGTTTTATCAATTGATGATATTGTAGGTTTAGGATCTGCAAATGCAACTCTATTAAACTTGTTATTACCAAATGGTTTTGATGGGTCAAGTGAGGCTGGAACTACAATGACTTTTAATGTAACCGGAACAAATGGCGGTATAGTATTATACGAAGCATTAATGGAACAAATAGCGGCAGCTCCAGGAGGTAATTTTGAGTTTATTATTCCCGAAGGAATTGCTATTACTGGATTTGAATATCAGAGTTTTATAGTTTAAAATTAAAAAAAATAAAAAATAAAAAATGGAAAACTTATTAAAAATTAAAAATTATGCAAGTGGCGCGGATTTTTATTTATCAATCGATAACATCACGAGCACAGCCATTGATGCAGGCGCTGGGTTTGACTCTGTAGTAATATCAGTAAACACAGGTTTTGGTATTAATGGATATAGAGTATATCTTAGAGATAAAGACGGAAATGCTACTAATACTCTTGCTGATTGTCAAGGTGTATTAGAGCAATTAAAAAAGTGTTTATTTGCTAAACCTGGTGTTGGTGTAATGGAATTACAAGGTGAATTTAATCTGCTTGACGTAGCTGAGTATACACAAATAGCATAAACATGAAACCTAGAGGACTAGGAGACTCAATTGAAAATTTTACTAAAGCTACCGGAATTAAAAAATTAGCTGATGCTATACCCGGTGGTTGTGGATGTGGTCAACGTAGAGATGCGTTAAATAAAATGTTTCCTTATAAAAAATAATTATGGCTTTTAAATTAACAAATCCACCATACAAAATAGATAATACTCCAGTATATCATGTTGATATGGAAGACGGCGTAATGGGTAAAGCTAATAATAATTTAACTATTATCATAAATAAAGACGTGTGTCCCTCACGAACGCAAGATGTTATTGATCATGAAATGGTGCATATTGATCAAATGAAGCGTGGTGATTTAAATTATGATGATGATTATGTTTATTGGAAAGGTAAAAAGTATTCAAGAAAAGATATGGACGAAGGAAATAAAACTTTACCTTGGGAAGCAGAAGCATATAAAAAATCATGAGTAAGAAAAAATTCAAAGATACAACCGTTGGGCAATTATTGTTTGGCGCAGCATCTGTAATCAACCCTACATTAGGAAACGTATTGCAAGGCGTTACTTCACCAAAAGAAGCTATTGAAGCTATAACTAAATCTGATGCACCTGCTGATGATAAAGTTAAATTACAACAAATTATATTTGAACAACAAAATAAAGAAATAGAAGCAATTACATCAAGATGGGAAGCTGATTCCATGTCTGATTCTTGGCTAAGTAAAAATGTACGCCCATTAGTATTAGTGTGGTGTATTGTTATATTTTCTTTTGCAGGTATATTAGATAGTGTAGAAACAATACCTTTTAATATACATGAAACATGGAACGATACGTTTGAAAAAGTTATGATGGCTGTAATTTTAGCCTATTTCGGTGGACGTACAACAGAAAAAGCAAGTAATATATTTAAACAAAAATAAAAATGGCAAATTATAACAAGGTATTATTATGGATACCAAATGATACAATAAATATTCCACAATTTCCAGATTATGCAAGTGGTTTCAATGGCGGTATAGGTCCTAATGTTGATGATGCAGCTGCAAAATTTATAACCGGTCCAAATCCAGTAGCTATTGGAGATGTATTAATTACATATGATGCTAATAACTTTCCAGTTGAAATAGCGCAAGTGGTAAATATTATAAATGACATAAGTTTAGAAGTAGATGTCAATGTATCACCTCAGAATTACAGAATATATAGATCTAATGGAGGATCACCAAACATTAAACAAGGTTATGATGGTTATAAGTTTAGAGTATCTAGTGTTAGTGACATAGCTATTAATCACGATTTAAATATAATAGCTGCTGGTCAAGATGTAGAAACAGTTTTATCTCAAGCTTGGAACGGTTCTTCAACGCGCGCTAATTCAGCTTATTTTGATATTAGAGCTACAAGAATTTTAGCTACAGGAAGTGCAACTGTTTCAGTAGTAACCGTATTAGACGAAGCGGATAATTAAAAAGTAAAAAAAAGGTGTAACTATATAATTAGTTACTAATTAAATTAAATTAAATTACATGGAAGTTAAAAAAATAACTGAAGAGCAGTTGAAAACTATAAACACACAACAAAATAAATTAACAAGTTTATTAACAAGAGTTGGTGTTATTGAAGTTGAAAAAAGAAATCTCACTGATTATATAAAAAAAGCAAGTGAAGACATTGAGCAAACTAAAAAAGAATTAGAAGAAGAATACGGTTCTGTAAATATTGATCTTACTACAGGTGAAATATCACCTATAGAAAAATGCAAAGATTGTGAATAATATAAGAAAAATAAGTATAGGATCTGATTATAAGAACGATGCAATGCATTATTCAATAGGTCAGCAAGTTTATGGAGGTCATGAAATATCTCATATACTTTTTGAAACTTCAGACAATTCTTATAATATTTTTATAAAGAAACATAGCGAAGTTTTGCCTTGGAAAAAATTTAATTCTAATATGGCAATATCTATAGAGTATGATTTAGAATATTAATGAAAAGTTTGTATGATTTTATTGTAAAACCTTTAGGTGATAAATATACTAATGAGGTAAAAATAGGTGATAAAAAATTAGTTGTTAATACTAAAATAGAATCTTGGACTTTTGTTAATAGATTTGCCAAGGTAGTATCTACCCCTTTAGCATTTAACACAGGTATAAAAAAAGATGATATAATAGTTATACATCAAAATGTTTTTAGAACTTTTTATAATATTAAAGGTGAAAAAAAAGTAAGTAGATCTTGGTTTAAAGATGATTTATATTTTGTATCATTAGATCAAATATATTTATATAAAAATAAAAAAGGTTGGAACTCTTTTAACGATAGATGTTTTATACAGCCTATAAAAAATACTACTGATACATCTGTTAATAAAGAAGAAAAATTAAAAGGAATTTTAAAATACGGTAACAGTTATTTAAAAAGCCTTAATATAAACGATGGAGATATTGTTGGTTTTAAACCAAATAGAGAATGGCAGTTTTTAATAGATAAAAAACGTTTATATTGTATGAAATCAAATGATATTGTAATTAAATATGAGCACAAAGGAAACGAAGAAGAATATAATCCAAGCTGGACAAGTAGCGGTTAAAGAATTAATAAAAGTTGCTAAAGAACCAATTATAGATTATGGTCCTGATATTTCCGCAGATAGACTTAAAAATGCTGCAGCTACAAAAAAATTAGCTATATTTGATGCTTTTGAAATACTTAATCGTATTGAAGAAGAAAAAAATATGTTAGAAGATAAACCTAAGGTTGAAGAAAAAAAGAAATCAAGTTTTAAAGGTTTTGCAGAAGGGAGGTCTAAATAATGTATCAACAAGAATTATATACAATATTAAAAGATTATATTACACCTAGCACTCTTAATAAATATAATAAAAATAAAAAATGGGAGTACGGTTATAATGAACAACATGATATGGTTGTTATTAGTAAAGACGGTACTATAGGTGATGTATATGAAATACAAAATCTTAAAATAGCTTTACCTAAAGCTAAAAATATACACAAGTTTAAAAATAAAAAATGGACTAAGTTTGAATATCCTAAAGCACTAAGTAAAATAAAAAGTGTTTATGATTTCAAACAATATCCAGAAGATTTTAAGGAAAGATGGTATGATTACATTGATAATGAGTTTACAATTAGGGAAGAAGGTTTTTGGTTTTATAACAAAGACATTCCTACTTATATTACTGGCACTCATTATATGTACTTGCAGTGGAGTAAAATTGACGTTGGGGCACCAGACTTTAGAGAATCAAATAGATTATTCTTTATTTTCTGGGAAGCTTGTAAGGCAGATCCACGATCCTATGGGATGTGTTACCTTAAGAACAGGCGTTCCGGGTTTTCTTTCATGGCCTCAGGAGAGGTGGTTAACCTGGCAACCATATCAAGTGACAGTAGGTATGGTATATTATCCAAGTCCGGTCCTGATGCCAAGAAGATGTTCACAGATAAGGTGGTACCCATATCAGTTAATTATCCCTTCTTTTTCAAACCGACCCAGGACGGAATGGACCGTCCAAAGACCGAGCTTGCCTACCGTGTCCCCGCAACCAAGTACACCCGTCGTAAGCTCACCGCTTCCGCCGACGAAACCTTACAGGACGAATTACAGGGTCTCGACACCACTATCGACTGGAAAAATACCGGTGACAACTCCTACGACGGTGAGAAACTCAAACTTCTCGTTCACGACGAATCGGGTAAATGGGAAAAGCCCAACAACATCCTCAACAACTGGAGGGTCACGAAAACCACGTTACGATTAGGTAGTAGAATTATTGGTAAATGCATGATGGGTTCAACATCTAATGCGTTAGACAAAGGAGGTAGAAATTTTAAGAAATTATACGATGATTCAGATGTCACAAAAAGAAACAGCAATGGACAGACTCGCTCAGGATTATATAGTTTGTTCATACCTATGGAATGGAACTACGAAGGATACATTGATTCTTATGGACTACCTGTATTCAACACGCCTTCAAAACCAGTTGAAGACCCACATGGCGTCAAAATTAAACAAGGTGTAATAGAATACTGGGATAATGAAGTAGAAGGATTAAAAGGCGATCAAGACGGTTTAAATGAATTTTATAGACAATTCCCAAGAACAACTAAACACGCGTTTAGAGATGAATCTAAAGAATCTTTATTTAATCTTACTAAAATATATGAGCAAATAGATTTTAATGAAGATTTAAAAAATAGTATAAATGTAACTCAGGGTAATTTTCAGTGGGAAAATGCAGAGCAAGATACAAAAGTTATATTTATTCCAAATAAAAACGGTAGATTTTTTGTTACATGGATACCTGATTATTCTTTGCAAAACAGAAGATATAATAAAAATGGTATAAATTATCCAGGTAATGAACATATGGGAGCTTTTGGCTGTGATCCATATGATATATCAGGAACTGTAGATAAAAGAGGTTCTAATGGATCTTTACATGGTTTAACTAAATTTAGCATGGAAAACCATCCACCTAATCATTTTTTCTTAGAATATATAGCTAGACCTCAAACTGCTGAAATATTTTTTGAAGATGTATTAATGGCTTGTGTTTTTTATGGAATGCCTATATTAGTAGAAAATAATAAACCTAGGTTATTATATTATTTTAAGAAAAGAGGTTACAGAGGTTTTGCAATGAACAGACCTGATAAAGCTAGAAACAAATTATCAGTTACAGAAAGAGAAATAGGTGGAATACCTAATTCTAGTGAAGACATAAAACAAGCGCATGCCGCTGCTATAGAAACTTATATAGAGCATTTTGTAGGTTTAAAAGAAACGGGATATGGCGATATGTATTTTCAAAGAACATTAGAAGACTGGGCTAAATTTAATATAAATAATAGAACAACACATGATGCTTCTATTAGCTCTGGATTAGCTTTAATGGCTTGTAATAAACATAGATATACACCTTCTGTTAAAAGAGAATTAAAACCTATTGATTTAGGTATAAAAAAATATAACAATAAAGGAGCTACATCAAAAATAATAAGTTAAATGAATATATATACTAACACTAATAGTCCTTTTCCAAGTCAAGTTGTAAGTGACGCGGAAAAAGCTAGTCTTGAATATGGCACACGTGTTGCGCAAGCTATTGAACAAGAGTGGTTTTCACAAGGAAGAACTAGTGGTAATAGATACTTAACTAATTGGAATAATTTTCATATGTTAAGAACTTATGCTAGAGGAGAGCAATCAATTCAAAAGTATAAAGATGAGTTGGCTATAAACGGTGATTTATCTTATTTAAATTTAGACTGGAAACCAGTTCCTATTTTGTCTAAATTTGTAGATATAGTTGTAAATGGTATATCTTCAAAAGCATACGATATAAAAGCTTACGCGCAAGACCCTGAGTCTATAAAAAAACGAACTTCATACGCGTCAAAAATATATGAAGACATGTTGTCTAAAGAATATTTAGATAATTTAAAAGAAACTCTTGGTATTGATTTATATCAAGCACCTAATATAGATATAGTTCCAGAAACTAAAGAAGAACTAGAACTACACATGCAGTTATCTTATAAGCAAAGTGTAGAAATAGCTGAAGAAGAAGCAATATCTAGTGTTTTTGCTCAAAACAAATATGATTTAGTTAGACGTAGATTAAACATGGACTTAACAGTTTGTGGTATTGCTGCTGCTAAAACTAGTTTTAATACTGCAGAGGGTATTACTGTAGATTATGTTGATCCAGCTTACATGGTTTATTCTTATACTGAAGATCCTAATTTTCAAGATATATATTATGTGGGTGAGTTAAAAGCCATCACTATACCTGAGCTTAAAAAAGAGTTTCCTAATATATCTAAAGAAGAATTAGAAAGAATACAAGCTATGCCTGGTAATAGATCTTATATTACAGGTTGGGGTGATTATGATTCTAATACTGTTCAAGTTTTATATTTTGATTATAAAACTTATCATAATCAAGTTTTTAAAATAAAACAAACAGATCAAGGTTTGGTAAAAGCTATAGAAAAATCAGATACTTTTAATCCCCCTGAAAACGATATGTTTGAAAGAGTTAGTAGATCAATTGAGGTTTTATATAGTGGTGCTAAAGTTTTAGGCACTGATACAATGTTGAAATGGGAATTAGCAGAAAATATGTCTAGACCTTATGCTGATACTACTAAAGTAAAAATGAATTATTCTATATGTGCTCCTAGAATATATAAAGGAAGAATAGAGTCTTTAGTTAGCAAATGTACTGGTTTTGCAGATATGATTCAAATTACCCATTTAAAATTACAACAAGTTATTTCTCGTATGGTTCCAGACGGTGTATATTTAGATATGGATGGGCTTGCTGAAGTAGATTTGGGTAATGGAACTAATTATAACCCCGCTGAAGCATTAAATATGTATTTTCAAACAGGTAGTATAGTGGGTAGGTCATTAACTCAAGAAGGAGATATGAACGCTGGTAAAGTTCCAATACAAGAGCTTAGTTCTTCAACTGGTGGTGGAAAAATACAAAGTTTAATACAGACTTATCAGTACTATTTACAAATGATAAGAGACGTGACCGGGTTAAATGAAGCTAGAGATGGTAGTTTGCCAGATCGTAACACATTAGTAGGGCTTCAAAAGTTAGCCGCTAACGCGTCTAATGTTGCTACTAGGCATATAACGCAGGCTAGTCTTTATTTAACTCTTAAATTAGCAGAAAATATTAGCTTAAAAGTTGCAGATGCTTTAGAGTTTCCTTTAACAAAATCGTCTTTACAAAATTCTATATCAACATATAATGTAAAAACTTTAGAAGAGGTTGTAAATTTAAATCTTCATGATTTTGGAATATTTTTAGAATTAGAACCAGACGAAGAAGAACAAGCTAAATTAGAACAAAATATACAAATTGCTTTACAAGCTAAAAATATTGATGTTGAAGATGCTATTGATTTAAGAGGTATTAAAAATCTTAAATTAGCTAATCAAATGTTAAAAGTAAAACGAAAACAAAAAGCTAAACAAGATCAAATTAACCAACAAGCAAATATTCAAGCTCAAGCTCAAGCACAAGCTGAAACAGCTGAAAAAACAGCAATGGCTGAAGTGCAAAAACAACAAGCAATATCAGGAGCAAATGTTGAATATGAAAAAGCTAAAAGCCAATTTGAAATAGAGCGTATGCAAATACAAGCTCAACTTAAAAAACAAGAAATGCAAATGCAACATCAATTTGATATGCAATTAAAACAAGTTGAAGTTCAAGGTATTTCTAAAAAAGAAGAAATGATTGAGGATCGTAAAGATAAAAGAAGTAAAATGGAAGCTACTCAAGCAAGCGAATTAATATCGCAGCGTAAAAACGATTCTCCACCAATAAACTTTGAAGAACCTACTGTGCAAGAAGGTGTTCAACCTCCTATGCCTATGTAGGTAATTATTAATTTTATATTATTATATTATGTCAGAAAAACAAGCAGCCGTAGAGGCTAAGCAAGAAGGTGAATTTACTTTAAAAGGTAAAAACAAGCCTAAAAAACCAAAACAATTAGGTAATAAAAAACAAGAAATACAAAAGGTTAATATTAAAGAACCTTTAGTAGAAGTTGAGCCTAGTGTTAAAAAAGTAGAAATTAAAAAAGAAGACGATGCCATTCAAATCGGAGAAACAAAGGAGGTATCTGTGGAAGTTTCATCCGGAGATAGCCCAGAGGTGGGAGAACCTGTACAAGAGTCCAACGAGACTACTGAAGGGTTTTCTCCGATCCAAGAAGTAACTGAAGAAGAAGTAAAACAAGTTGAAGCTGAAGTAAAAGAAGCTAAAAGAGATCAGGAAGTATTAGGTAGGCAATTACCTGAAAATGTTGAAAAACTTGTAAGTTTTATGGAAGAAACTGGTGGAACTGTGGAAGATTACGTAAGATTAAATGCAGATTACAGTAATATTGATGAAAAAGCATTGTTAAAAGAATATTATAAAAAAAATAAACCTCATTTAGATTCAGACGATATTGATCTTATTTTAGAAGATTATGAGTGGGATGTAGATTTACATGAGGAAAAAGAAATACGAAAAAGAAAATTAGCGTTTAAAGAAGAAGTTGCTAATGCTAAAAATTATTTAGAAGAATTAAAATCCAAGTATTACGATGAAATAAAGTTAAGACCTGGAGCAACTCAAGAACAACAAAAAGCGTTAGATTTTTTTAATCGTTATAATAAACAGCAAGAACAAGCTGAGCAATTACATGATGCGTTTAAACAAAAAACTCAAAAACTTTTCAGTGAAGATTTCAAAGGTTTTGATTTTGAAGTTGGAGGTAAGAGATATAAGTATAACGTGCAAAATCGTGAACAAATTGCAGAGAACCAATCAAACATTAACAACTTAATAGGGAAGTTCCTAGATTCAGATGGAAATGTAGTAGACCCGGCTGGTTATCATAAAGCAATGTATGCTGCTTCAAACGTAGATAAAATCGCTACACATTTTTACGAGCAGGGCAAAGCCGATGCGGTAAAAGAAGTGGTAAACAAATCTAAAAATCTTTCTGATGTAAAAGCAAGAGAAGGAAATAAAGGTGATGTTTTCGTTGGTGGAATGAAAGTGAAATCAATTAGTGGTGCAGATTCTACAAAACTTAGAATTAAAACTAAAAAATTCAACTAATTTAAACAATTATTATGGGAACATTAAATCCACAGTTTGGATCGATTTTGCCATCACAACAGCAAGAATTGTTAAATACTAACTATTTACAATTTAACACTGGTGGTGCAAATGACTTTATCCAACAGTATTTACCAGAGGTCTACGAACAAGAAGTAGAGCGTTATGGAAACAGAACGTTATCTGGATTTTTAAGAATGGTCGGTGCAGAAATGCCAATGACCTCAGATCAAGTAATCTGGTCTGAACAAAATAGATTACATATTGCTTATGACGGAATGACTCAAGCCGCTGGAGCTGGAACATCTAGTGTTCTAACTTTAGGAGCTGCTGCAGGTCAAGAAATGGTTATGAGTATTAATGATACAATCGTAGTTTTAGATCCAGCTACTGGATTAGAAGCTAAGTGTATTGTTATAGATGTTAACACTGGTGCTGGTCCTGGTCCTGGTGTAGGTAACGTAGTTGTTGAGTGTTTTGACCCAGTTGCTACTTTAACTGCTCAAGGATTTTCAGCTGCAGGTCTTAAAGCTTTTGTTTATGGTTCTGCATATACAAAAGGAACTACAATTGGTACGGGTGTTGGTAACTCAGCAGCTAGAACAAGCGTAGAGCCTAGCTTTACTCAATTTTCTAACTCACCAGTTATTATTAGAGATCAATACGTTGTAAACGGCTCTGATATGGCTCAAATCGGTTGGGTTGAAGTTGCGACTGAAGATGGTGCTTCTGGATATTTATGGTATCTAAAAGCTGAATCTGAAACAAGACTAAGATTCGAGGATTATTTAGAAATGGTGTGTGTTGAAGGTGAACTTAATGCAGGTATTGGTGGTGTTAATACACCAGCTCAATTACCAGGCACACAAGGTTTATTTGCTGCTATTGAAGATAGAGGTAACGTAGAAGTAGGATTTACTGCAGGTACTGGTATTGGAGATTTTGATGAAATACTTCAAAACTTAGATACTCAGGGAGCTATTGAAGAAAACATGCTTTTCTTACAAAGAGCTACTGCTTTAGATTTTGACGATATGTTAGGATCTATTTCTGCTGGTGGTCAAGGTGGTGTTGCTTTTGGTTTATTTGAAAACTCAGAAGAAATGGCACTTAACTTAGGATTCTCTGGTTTTAGAAGAGGTTCTTACGATTTTTACAAAACAGATTGGAAATATTTAAATGACGCTTCTACAAGAGGTGGTATTAATGGTATTAACTCAATCGAAGGTGTATTAATTCCAGCTGGAACTTCAACTGTTTATGACCAAATCTTAGGAACTAACATCAGAAGACCTTTCTTACATGTTCGTTATAGAGCTTCTCAAGCTGACGATAGAAGAATGAAGTCTTGGATTACTGGTTCTGCAGGTGGTGCATTTACTTCAACTCTTGATGCAATGGAGGTTAACTTCCTTTCAGAAAGATGTTTAGTAACACAAGCTGCTAATAACTTTGTATTATTCAAAGGTATCTAGTATTTTTATAAGGTAAGGGCGCTTCGGCGCCCATATACCTTTAATTATTTAATTATATTATATTATGTCAAAAAAAGAAAAAAAAGTTGTTGAAGAAACAACACAAGTGGTTGAAAAACCAAAAAAAGAAACTCCAAAGGTTAAAAAACCTGAATGGGAAGTAAAAGATAGGGTTTATTATTTAAAAGGAAAGAAGCAACCTTTAACTTTAAGAATACCAGGTAAGCATACTAAAAAGCATGCGCTTTTATGGTTTGATGCTGAAAAGCAAAAACAAAGAGAAATAAGATATGCTACAAATATGGCTTCACCTTTTGCAGATGAGCAAGAAGGAGAAGTTACATTAGGTCATATACTTTTTAGAGATGGTGTGTTAAGTGTACCAGCAAAAGATATTGCTTTACAAAAACTATTAAGTTTATATCACCCTTTAAAAGATAAATTATATTATGAGTTTAAACCATCTGTTATAGCTGTTAATGAACTTGAAGAAATAGAATATGAAATAGATGCTTTAAATGCAGCTAGAAACATAGATATTGATCAAGCTGAAGCTATAATGAGAGTAGAATTAGGTTCTAAGGTATCTAGCATGAGTTCTAAAGAAATAAAAAGAGACTTAATGTTGTTTGCTAAGAAAAATCCAAAACTATTCATATCTTTAGCTAATGATGAAAATGTTATGTTAAGAAATTTAGCTATTAGAGCAGAAGAAAACGGTATAATTAGACTATCTCAAGACCAAAGAACATTTAAATGGGGTTCAAATGATAGAACATTAATGAATGTTCCTTTTGATGAAAACCCATACTCAGCTTTCGCGGCTTATTTAAAAACCGACGAAGGTGTAGAAGTTTTTAAATCTATAGAGAAAAAACTTAATTAACAAGTGATAATAATATAGAGGTGACATTGGTTGCCTCTATATTATAATAAAAATATTAAAATGGTAAATGTAAATACAGTATATACTACAGTCTTGTATCTATTAAATAAAGAACAAAGAGGTTATTTAACGCCAGCTGAGTTCAATAGCATTGGAGCGCAGGTGCAAGAAGAAATATTTAATTCCTATTTTCCAGACGGTAATCAAACTAATCGTCAAAATCAAAACAATACACAAAATGACACCGAGTTCTTCGATGTTTTCAATAATATTTCATATAAACTTTATCCTTTTCAAAAAGAGGTTCCATTTGCTCAAGGCGTCGGATCTACCAGTTTTGAATACATAGGCACTCCAGAACTTTATTTAATAGGTGATATAATTTCAACTTATAATGGTCAACCAAAATACGAATCAATAACAGAAATTGTAAGTAGAAGAGATTATAATAAAATAGTAAGATCTAAATTAACTGCTCCTACAAAAAATTATCCAATAGGTTATTTAGAAGAAAATGCTGTAGGGCTTACTGGTCCATCAGTATTTATAACTCCTGTTCCAGATAGTGTAAGCGCAAACTGCTTGCTTAAACCAATACCTCCTGATTGGAAGTTTTTTATAGGTGGAGCAGGTCAATATGTATATGATAATGTTTTATCTGTAAATTTTGAATTAGATACTTCTGAGCAAACAAATATTATTATAGGTATATTAAAATATGCTGGATTAGTTATAAATGATCCAACAATAATTCAAACAGCCGCGCAAGAAGCAATGCAGGTTGAACAAAATGAAAAAGCATAATGGCACAAATAACAGAAACAAACGCACAATATTATCAAGGCTCTCAAGCTTTTAGAGCACCTCAGGTCGTACAAACCACATTTGATACTGATTTAGTTTTTGGTGATAGTGATCCTTTAAGTGAAAATTATCAATTAAATAACTTTAAAGTATATTCTAGTGCAACTGGTTTACCGGGTACTTATGTTGAAGTGCAAGGACCAGGAGCTATTACTGGAGTAGAAAATAATATAATAACTTTTGGAGCACCTCCACCGGCTGGAACATTTATTGTTGTTCAACTTAAAAAATTAGATGGAGGTTTATACGGTCAAACAGAGCAAGAAAAAGCTTATGGTGAAACAGTTGAAGAAAATTACGGTGGTTATCAATATGTAAAATTAAATGATATAGTTGATAACTTTATGGTTGGTTATGTAGGAGATGGTAAAATTATACAGACATGTAAAAAATCTGATGTTGTTTTCTTTGCTAAAAGAAGTTTACAAGAATTTAGTTATGATACATTAAAGAGTATTAAATCTAGCGAATTAACAATTCCTTCTACATTATCTTTAGTCATACCACAAGATTACGTAAATTATGTTTCATTAGCTTGGATAGATCAATTAGGTGTAAGACATCCTTTATATCCTAACAACAATTTAACAACTGATCCGTATTATACAAACATACAAGATTCAAGCGGTGTTCCAACTCAAGACAGTTTAGGCGCAAACCTAGAAGGTAGTTCGCTAACAGAAGAAAGATGGAAAAATGCAAATGATAGATTATTAAACGCCTCATGGTATGCTAATTTTGAATTCTTTGGTTATGCTAATCCAGATTTATGGAGTTTAAATGGACCATGGAATTGGGGTAGATTATATGGAATTAATCCTACAACATCTAATTTTAATGGTTGGTTTGGTATAGACGAAAGAAACAATAAATTTACTTTTTCAAGTAATTTAGTAGGAAAGTTAATTGTATTAGAATATATTTCTGATGGTTTAGCTTATGACCTAGACACTAAAGTTCCAAAGCTTGCAGAAGAAGCTATGTATAAAAGTATATTATATAATATAGTTTCTACTAGAGCTGGTCAACAAGAGCATATTGTTCAAAGATATAAAAAAGACAGATATGCAGCTTTAAGAAATGCTAAAATAAGATTATCTAATATTAAATTAGAAGAATTTACACAAGTAATGCGTGGTAAATCTAAATGGATAAAACATTAAAATTTAATGGCAAAAATAAGTAACACTTTCATTAAAGGTAGAATGAATAAAGATCTTGATGATCGATTAATACCTCAAGGTGAATATAGAAACGCGGTAAATACTCAGGTTAGTAAATCTGAAGGTCAAAACGTTGGTGCGCTAGAAAATTCTATAGGAAACACTCTTATAGCAGATTTTAGTAATATAATAGGTGTTGATTTAGTTTCTATTGGTGTTTATAGTGACGAAATAAATAATAGAGTTTTTATTTTTTTGACAGATAATTTTGATACTCCTTACGATCCTTCAAAAACAAATGCTATAGTGTGTTATAATGCTGGAACGGGAGCTACTGATATATTGGTTTCAGAAAAACCTGGTAAAGCTTTTTTAAATTTTTATGTTGGCAATCCAATAACAGGTGTTAATTTAATAGAAAATTTATTATTCTTTACTGATAATAGAAATCAACCTAGGGTTATTAATGTTGAAACTGCTTTAAATGATCCTAATTATTACAACAGTGAAGATTTAATTTCTGTAGCTAAGTACTACCCATATCAAGCTATAGAGCTTTATAGACAGTCTTCAGACTTAACACCAACATTACCAGATGATTTATATGAAACAACTATGTATGATGTAACTAGTTTATCATATCCAGATGGTGGTAGTGGAAAAGTTCTAGGACCTTTCGGCGCTCCAACAAACACGCTATTACTAGATAAAGGAACAATACAAGGCACTATAAAAGCAAACATGAATGTAGCAACTATAGATACTAACGGTTTTTTAGAAGATCAAGGTGTTACTGTAACAGGTGTTGATTATGCTTTTTCAGGCACACAAGCAGAAATTAATTTAAGTGGTAATGTTTCTGCCTCTGGAAATGATGTAGTTTTTGCTTTTCAATTTAATCCTTATTTTGATGAAAAATACAATGGAGATAAGGATTTTTTAACTAAAAAGTTTTCAAGATTTTCTTATAGATTTAAGTTTATTGATAATGAGTATTCTATTTTTGCGCCATTTACTCAGGAATGTTTTATTCCAAAACAAGATGGATACTTTATGTATGATGTAGAAAATCCTGATGATAGTGATCCTAGTCCATCAGCTATACCCATAGAATTAACTAGTGAAGAAGATACGTATAGAACAACCACTGTTGAGTTTATGGAAAATAAAGTTGATAAAATAATATTAAGAATACCTCTTCCGGTTAAGGCTAATTCTTTAGCTTCTAATTTTGGTATTTCAGAAATAGATATTTTATATAAAGAATCTGATTCACTAGCTGTTAACTTAATAGATTCTATTTCTATAGATGAAGTTGTAGCACAAAGTGGTGCTACTGGTGAAGTTGATGTAGCAGGTGCAGCCACTACTCAATTTCAACTTACAAATATTAATGGTTCACCTAGAATAGGTAGTTTGGTTTCAGATGATTTAGGTCAAATAACAAATTTTCCAACTCTTGTAAGTATAAGTTCTGTGGGGATAATAACTCTTTCTAGTGATCAAACGTTAGCTGCTGGAACTATATTAACTTTTGGTAATGAAAATGTTTATGAATATGAGTATCAAGCTAAAAAACCATACAAAGTATTACCAGAATCAGATCTTTTAAGAACATATGATAAAATACCAGTTAAAGCTTTGTCTCAAGAAGTTATTGGAAATAGAGTTGTATATGGTAATTATCAAGACAAACACACTCCTCCAAGTGGTTTAAATTATAATTTAGGTGTAGATCAAAAATCTGATTTTAGCTTAGGCGCTGGTACAGCAGAGGTTGACGCAGCTGGATATGGAATTGGTGATACAACAATACCTTTTAACGTTGCTACAGTACAAGGTGTTATAAACACTGGATCTATAGTTTCAGGACCTGGTATTCCAAGTGGTACCTTAGTAACTAGTGTTGATCCTTTAGGCTCTATAGATATAGATACTCCAACAACTGGCGCTGGTGTAGCAGGAGATGTACTTAATTTTCAAACCGCTGGTAGTACCCAAGATACAACCAGCATAATAGAATATCCTAATCATACTTTAAAACAAAATAGAAATTATCAGGTAGGTGTTGTTCTTTCGGACATTTATGGTAGACAATCTACTGTAATTTTATCTAATCAAAAAGGTTCAACAAAATTTAATAATAAATTATTTAAAGGGTCTACTATATACACTGATTATTTAGATATAAGTGTTGATCAATTAACATGGCCTGGTAATGCATTAAAAATATTATTTAACGAAACAATAAGTCCTGCAGCGCCAAACCCTTCTACGCTTTGGCCAGGTTTATATAATGGAGACGAAACCAGTTTAGATTATAATCCTTTAGGTTGGTATAGTTATAAAATAGTTGTAAAACAAACAGAACAAGAATATTATAATGTTTATCTACCAGGAGTAATGGCTTCTTATCCGGATGCTATAATAGAAGATTCTCCTATTGCTGGTGCGGCAGTTTCATTTGACTATAAAGAATTAAATAAAACATCTCATACACCTCTTTATAATGATAATATAAATAAAGTTCCTAGAGATTTAACAGAAGTAGGCCCAGAGCAAAGACAATTTAGAAGTAGTGTTGTTTTAAATGGAAGAGTCCAAAACTTAAACAGCGTTAATCCAGCAGAAAATAATTCACAGTTTTATCCTGGAGCTTTTCCAAACATTGTTTCTACAATAGCAACAGATAATGATTTGTTTGATGGTAGTAAAGACGAGTTTTTTGAACCTAATCCAGAGTTTTATAATATTGAATCAGATCCTTTAATAGCTAGAATAAATACGCCTTCTGGTATATTTGGTCAACCTCCAGCTGTTTTAGCTGCTAGAAGCTTAGGTGCGCAAGCGGGTGGAGATACACTAACAATACAAAACAGTACTATAACTTTAGTAGCGCTAAACGGGCAACCATGTGCAAACGCTCCTCAAAATTGTTTAAAAGTTGGTCAAAGAGTTGAAGGACCAGGTATACAACCAAATACTTTTATTACTAAATTAACTCCTAATGGTGGTCCTACTCCAGGATACGACATAGAATTATCAATAGATAAATCGCCAATAGGAAACGGTGAAGTTTATCAATTTTCACCTGTAATAAATACGGTTCCTAGTGGTACGCTTCCTCCAGCTGGAGTATATTACTATGCTTCTCCTCAATTAGCAGTAATGGAAACAGATCCTGTTGATTCTAATTTAGATATATATTGGGAAACAACTACTTCTGGTTTAATATCAGAGTTAAATCAAGCTATAATAGATGATACTGCTTCTTCTGTTGACTTTGATTCATTTAATACTAGTGCTTTTTCTGAAGCTTTAACACCTGGTTCTAATATTTTATCTGCAAATTTTGAACTTGTCGATCAATTTGGTAATTCTATAGGTTATGTAGCGCAAGCACCTCCTCAACTACAACTTATTAGTGTTGAAGATTTAGCAGGTAATAGCATACCAATTGGTTCAACTGGAGTTTTTGAATTATTAGAAACTCCTGCTGCTAGTGGTTTTTATAATATTAGATTTAATGGTATAAGCACTTCAAATCCAACGATTTTTGATTCATTATATTTTAGAGCCGATACAAACTTAATAAATTATACTTTTGAATTTTTAGCAACAATAAATGGAGTTGGAACAACTATTGTTCAATCACCTGTGTCTTTACAAAATGAAACACCTTATAATCCAGGCTCTAGACCATGTCCAGGCACTGTTAATTGGCAAGGTGGAGATCCTACAAATCCAATACCAGGTACTGATGTTGGAGCACTAAATGGTTCTTCTGGTGTTGTAACAGGTCAAGCTTTACTAGAGTTAACAGTTTCTCATGAAGTTACAAAACAGTCTGATGGTTCCGATGTTACGGGTAGTTTTATTGTAAATGTAAACACTTCTTTAAATGAGGTGTTAGCGACGCTTTCATTTGCTGGAGGTGGTACAGCAACAGTACCTGATGGAGATTATGATGTAACTATAAGTTTTACAGATCCTGGACCAGCAGAGTATCAGTGTTCTTATGTATTAAGCATTGATAATAGTGTGTGTAGAAAATATACTTTTAACATACCAGCTACAGGAGCTACTGTTAATTTTACAGGATGCGGTGGTGGACCACAGATAAATCAATATTTTGCTGGTGATCCAGGCGTTCCTGGACCAGCTTTTGTGTGTTCTGAAACACTACCTACATCGGCTCAAATAGCAACATTTACTGATTCTGGTAATTGTGGAGGACCTTAATTGTTAATAATTTAAAAAACAAGTAATAATAATAATAATATGCCGGCTTTATTAGAAGTAAAATATTTTAACTCTTTTGTTCTTAAAAAGACTATGGACAATGATCCAAAACCTGTTTGGAGTGGTTCTTATGGTATACCCGCTGTTAAAGGTGGTTATCCTGCTAATAACCCTACAACAGATGATAATCAATGGGCTATTGAAGAATCCAGAATAAACGGTGGGTATAATAATACTTCTGTTTCTTTTGGAGCAAAAGCTTATTTGGTTGAAGAAGAACCAGCTGGTGCTAGAAGAGGAAATAGTTTAATTTATTCTGGTATCTATAATTCAAGAACTGGAATTAATAATACTAATGTTTTTTCAGTAGGAGAAGCTATAACTAAATCACTTGATCCGGCTAAAGGAAGTGTTCAAAAGCTTTATGCAGAAGATACTAATTTAACAATTTTTCAAGAATTAAAAATAAATACAGCCTTAATAGATAAAGACGCTATATATTCTGCTGAAGGCTCTGGAACACCTATTACTCAGCAAAATTTAGTAATAGGTCAAATAGTACCGATTTATGGCGAATATGGTATAAGCAAAGATCCTACAAGTTTTGCGGTGTATGGTGGTTATAAATATTTTACAGATAAAAACAATAATGTAGTATTGCAATTAGCTGGTAATAATTTAAAAGAAATATCAGCAGCCAACATGATAGATTATTTTAGAGACACTTTAGGTGAATCTATAAATGTTGGTGGAGTTGAAGGAAGTATATTGGGTGGTTGGGATATACATAACAAGCAATATGTTCTTAGTTTAAAAAAGAATTTAATTCTTTATCCTAAAAATAACGATTATCAAACTTTAAGTTGGGACGAATCTATACAAGGTTGGACTAGTTTTTATACTTACAACCCTGATAATTTATTTAGTTTAAGAAATAATTTTTACACTGTTAAAGATGGAGCTATATGGCAACACTATAAAGGAATAAGAGCTAATTATTATAATCAACAAGGTGATTCTTCTATAACTTTTGTTTTTAATCCAAATCCTCAAATATCAAAAACATTTAAAACTGTGGAATATGAAGGAGATAATGGATGGGAGGTTGAAAGTTTTGTGTCCGGTTTAACAGGTGTAGACTCAAGAAACCCTGGTTGGGACAGTACTTTTGATCAAACACAAAGCGTATTAAGTTATTATGGTGGTCAATATGATTCAAATAATATATCTTATGGTCAACCTGGTTTTGGTACTTTACCTTTTTACCACGCTGGTTTTGATAGAAAAGAAAATAAATATGTAGCTAATTTAATAAATAGTTCTCCAGGAACACCATTTAATGTACCGGGAGAAGTAATATTTGGACAAGCTATTTCAGGAATAAAAGGTTATTTTGCCACTGTAAAAATTAAAACTGACACAATTACAGATGTAGGCGGAGAAAAAGAATTATTTGCTGTAGGAACTAATTATGAAGCAAACAATGGATATTAATAATAAAAATTTAAAAGTATGGCAGATCCAGCAACACTTATAATAGGCGGCGCTTTACAAATAGGCAGCGGTATATTTGCAAGTAGAGCGGCTAAAAAACAAGCTAGACAATTTAAAGCTGAAGCTAGAAGATTACAAGGAAAATTAGATAGATTAGAGGCTAATAGGCAAGAAATAATAAATCCTTATGAAGATGTAAGAGATCTTAGTGGTATGCTTTCTAATCCATTTGCAAACTTGTCTGTTGCTACTCAAGCTGCTGAAATGCAGGCCGAGCAAACAGATATAGCTCTTGCTAATACTTTAGATACTATTAGAGCAACTGGTGCAGGTGCTGGTAGCGCTACTGCATTGGCTCAAGCTGCGTTGCAAGCTAAGCAAGGTGTTGCAGCTAGTATTGAATCACAAGAAGCTGCTAATGAAAAAGCTAGGGCTCAAGGAGAAGCTAGTCTTCAACAACAACAATTGTCTGAAGCTCAAAGAGTGCAGCAAGCGCAAGCTCAGGGTAATATATTTGAGTTCCAAGCAAGAGAAACAAGAGAAATGCAACAGTTAGATAGATTAACAAATCAAATAGGCGCATTAAGAGGAGCTGCTGCTCAAGCTAACGCAGATTCTACAGCGGCTATTACAGGTGCAATTGGAAACTTAGCAGGTATGGCTAGTAATTTTGCTAGTGGTCAATAAAATTTAAAATGATGGATAAAAATATAAGAGTTAATTTATTAATAAAACAATTTAACGAAAGCAACGTTTTAGCTCACAATAGCAATTACGTAGCCTCAGATCCAGATTATAATTTTAAAATATTAGATAATGCTTATGCTCATACTGGTAAAATGTATGCTAAAGTTAAAATGGCTATTGAAGCTAATAAATGTAATGACCCACTTTGTATTAAAGAAATTGAAATATTAAAAATACTAGAAAACGCGCCTCAAGAATCAATAGATTTTTTATCTAGTGTGGCAGAGCAATTTGCAATAACAGAGTCAACTTATTATGATGTAAATCAAAATTATAAATATTCTGTTTGTAATTCAATATTTTTAGGTAAACCTGGTTTTTCTATGTCTGATGGTTATAATATTAATTTACAGATACAGGAAACAGGTGCTCAAGTAATAACTTTTTCAGGTGGTTTATTAGAAGAGCCACTAATTATAAACAGCGTTGTGTTACAGTCTCTTTTAGATCAAGGTGTTGGTATAGTTGCTAATACTCCTGATATTAATGGGGACATGCTTAGACTTATTAGTGAAGTTGGTGTATTAGCGGGTAAGTCAACAAACCCGGAAACAGGTGAATTATTACCAACAGCTAAAATAGCAGATGAGTTTGTTTTAAAAAATTCCGATGGTAGTTATAATTATGAAATTATAGATATAGGCATGGGCAAAGGTAGAAATATACTTAAATTTGATTTAGATAAAATAGAAAGAAAAATAACTCCTTTTATAGAAGCTGAAGTTGCTGGCCTGCTTTCTATAGAACAAGAGGTTGTAGCTGCTTGGAACGTGTTTATATCTAAGGGTTCTAGTATAACTGAAGATAGTGAAATGGCGCAAAATGCTAACGCAGGTTCTTCATCATGGTCTTATGAAAAAGACTTACCTTTAAAACAAGATAAAAAAGAATTATTTATGAAAAAATATAAAGAATATTTTATGAATAATTATTTAAAACAATTTACTACAAATCAAATACCAACCGTTAAAGCTGATGCTGCTGTTTTTGATCTTGAAGAAGCTAAATCAGCAAAGGCACAAAAGTTTATAGACGATAATAATTTAGCATAACATGGCGGACAACTTATTAGACTATATAAGTTCTTTATATGATGAGGGATTGAATGATGAACAAATTTTTCGATTAGCTCAAATATGGAAGAAAGAAAATCCTCAACCAGAAGTTGAAGAAGTTGAAGAAGTTGTAACAACTGGTGAAGCAAGTTCTAATTATTTTACAAGTATTGATTATAGTAAATTTAATTTAGGCACTTCATTTAATAATAATTCATTTTCTTATAGTATAGGAGACATACAAAATACATTAGATTCTTATGATAAAAAAACATTAGAACAACCAGAAGTTGAATTAGAAGAAGTAGAAATTGTAGGTAACAATCCTTATGACCCTGTTGCAATGGGTGAACATCTTGGTCTTGATGTTTGGACAAATATAAATGATAAATATGATACAAGTGGTCTTAAAAAATTAGGTGAGTGGGCTAAAGCTAATAATACTTATACTCAAGATTTAGGAGGTCCAAATGAAAATACTTATGATTTAAATGAGCCTATTGTTTTAGGTGGTAATGAAGTAGCTATTGATGATTATTTAAATGACCAACTTAAACAACCAGCGCATTGGGCTATGGGTGAAGATAGAAACAACCAGACAACTTGGATGTTTACAAATGACACTGAAGCACAAAGAAAAATAAAAGATAAATATTTTGCTGGATTAGAAGAGGGTGAAAGTGCTTATTTCCAAGATATTTATAAAGGTATTGCGCCTGTAAATCTACCAGATCTTCAAGGTAGACGTGTTTTTAATGGCATGAAAGAAGTTAAAGATAAATGGAACTGGGAATATGATCAAATATTTAATTGGGGCGAAAGATATTTAGATGAAGATGAATTAGAGTTTAAAAAACTTAATGATCTTTATAATTCTATGAGCGACGATAATGATGAAAAAGAAGCGTTGGGTCAAAAAATTGAACAACTAGCCGAAGAAAGAAATTATGGTACTAAACTATATGACACTACTACAGGTGAAGTTATAGGTATAGATAAAGCTACAACTAAAGATTTAGTTAATTATGAAAAATCAGAAGAACTAGCTATAACAACTGAATACGAAGATCTTCAAGAAGGATTAGAAACACAGTATTACAAACTTTTAACGTTATCTAAAGATGTTAGAGAATTAAATAATGCTTTTGGTAAAGGTAGAACAGGATTTACAGGTATGGATAGTGTTTCTAGTATACCTGGTGTTGTTCCTGGTGTAATTAGAGATGAAGAAGGTAATATAACAGGATACACCGAAGAGTTTTATGAAAGTCAAAGTGGTATTTATTCACCAGATCAAACTCAAATGCTTCTTGAAAGCCACCCTGATTGGAATACAGGTGATATTGATTTTACTTATCCAATTGGTAATTTAAGATCTCAAAACGGTTTATTACCTAAAGGACTTATAGAAAAAATTACTGAATTTATAAATACAGGTGAAATACCAGCTGGTTTAAAAGAAATACCATCTTCACATCCGCTAGCGTCTGCTTATAATGAAGCTCTAAATGGTTATGTTGTTTTTAATCAAGCAATGCAATTAAATAGAAATCCTATATTCATGAAAAGTTCTATTGAAGCGGCAGAGGTTGTTGATGAAGCTATGAATATGTTTGGTGACAATATAGTTACTACAAATGAAAGAAAAAATTTATTTGCTGACGCTTTAAATGATATAGGTTTTGATATAAGTCCAGAAGAAATAACAGATCAATTAGATCAAAATTTTGGAAATAAAATAAATAGAGGTTTAGTTGTTTTTGGAGGATTTTTAGCTCAATTAGGTTTAACGAGAAAAGTGTCACCTGTTAGTGGACAAAGAGCTACAAAGCTGTTTCAAGAAATAGGCGCAAGATCTGGCGTTTATGCTACCAGTCCTTGGGCTAAAACAGCTATAGATTTAACAGCTAAGTCTATAGGTGAAGCCGCTGACTTTGCCATGACAACAAAACTATATGGTGAAGACGGTGAAAGCGAGTTAGATTCTGCTTTATTTGGTGCTTCTATGCCTTTTGGTCAAGCTATATTTAAAGGCTTTTCAACATATCTTAATACTAGATATGTAGCTGGTTATACACCTATAATGCAGCGTTTAATGAAAGACCCTACACTTAGCAAAGTTGTTACAAGAACTGGTGAGGCTCAAGCAGGTGCATTTGCATATCAAACAGGTAGCGCGTTTAGCTCTTTTGTTTTAGATACAGGTAATTATTTAGAAAGTCTAGAAGCAGAGGGTTCTAACTTATTTGAAAAGCATGTAGAGGAAACTATCAAAATGATGGTAATGGGTAGAGTTGGTAAAGGCGTTAAAGGTATGGAAAATATATCTTACTCTTTTCAAAACAGCTTTATTAGATTAAGTAACAAAGGTAGGTTGACAAAAGACTCAAGAGATGCAGCAAAAGAATTAGGTATAGACAATAATATTATAAAAGATCCTAAAGCAGATTCTTATGAAAAAGTTATTAATGCTCAAGCAAAAGCTTTAGAAGAATTAAAAAAGAAAAAAGAAAGCATGTCTTCGACGGAATATGAAGCTGCTTTTAATAAAATATTAAACAATAGTCAAAAGCTAAAAAATCAATTAGCTCTTAACGAAGTGTCAGATATTATAAAAGAAAATAGAAAAAAGCCGGATGGTAAATTAATAACGGATGATCAACTATTTATAATATCAAACAAAATAAAAGCTGGTTCAAAATTAACTGAAACAGAATCAGATATACTAGGTCAACCAGGAACTCCAACCAGATTAATAGCCGAAAGATTAGGTATAGAGCCTGGAACACCAGCTTATAATACATTAAAAAATTATTTATTACGCAACAGATACATACAACACCAGCTAAACGGCGGCGGTGCTTTTTATATGGAAAATGGAGTTGGTTTTACAGCTCAAGGTGAATTTTACACTTCAAATCCTAAAACAAGAAAAGAAGCTTATGACTTTTTGATGAAAAAAGAAGAGCTTGATGATCGATTAAGAACATTAGAAAATAGATTAAAAAGCGAAGGTCTTAGTGAAAGTGAAAAAATAAATATAAAAAGTGATGCAGATGCTTTAAAATTAGAAATATTTAAATATTCTAAAGGCGGAACAATTTATGATGCTTTACAAAGTAAAATTAAAAAAGAAAACTTAGAAGTATTAACAGAAGAGTTAGCCATGGAATATGATTTACCTGGTGGAAAAACAACTACTAAGCCTTCAAAACAAGAGTTTCAAGATAGTTTTAATAAATGGGTTGAAGCTGGTGAAATTAAAGCTCAAAATGTTAAAGAAGAAATAGCAGTTATAAACCCAAAAACAGGTGAAGCTTTTATAAACTTAGAAGTTGCTAGTAAGATTAAAGATTTTACCAGCAAAAACCATGAAGATGTTCATAAGTTTTTATTATATTCTTTAAAAGATAATAATAACAAAGTAACTGAAGAGGGTATTAAGCTTATAGACGATACTTTGGCTCAATTATCAGATAATCAAAGAGCTGTTTTAGATGCAGAGGTTAGCTCTAGATATGATACTAAAAGACCACAAAACGAGTGGTATGAAGAAAATCTATCTGTTTTATCAGAGTTAATAAAAAGTAAAAGAATAACCTTTACAGAAGAGCTTGGTGAAAAATTAAAAGGTTTTGTACCTTTCTTAAAACAAAAAGGCTTAGAAAACGTTGATCCAGAAAATGTCACTGGTAAGCAAATGTTTGATATGATTAAAGGTTTTGCTCAAGGTAAAGAAAATGCGGCTATACAAGTTGAGCAGTTTGCTAGAGATGCTGCTAAAGCAAAAGGTGAAGAAGTTAGTACTGTTCCTGTAGAAACAACAAGATCTGCTAAGAAAAATGCTAATGAATTAATATTGGAGTTTAAAGAGAATAATCCTACTATAAACAGTCAAACTAATATACCTAAAAATTTATTAGATCAAATGTTTACTATGTCTGCTGATGCTCTTAAATTTAATGTTGGTAAAGGTACTAAAACTCAAGAAGAGTTTGAAAGTTTTGTTCAACAGTATTTTACAGGTATATTAAGAAGATTTAATCCAGATAGAGGTATTAAGTTTAGTGATTTCTTTTACGCAAACATAAAACCTAAAGCTCAAAAGTTTTATGAAACACTAGAAAAAGAAACAATTACTGACAGTGCTGATCAAAGAAAAGAACAAGGTAAAGAAGTTGTAGAAACTGAAGAAATGGTGTTAACAGAAGAAAGACCTACTGATACTGAAGGACTTGCGAAAACACCTACATCAACAACAATATATAAACCTGAAGCTTTAGGTACTTTAGGTATTGCTCAAGAAGTAATAGATCAGAAAAGAGGCGAAGGTAAATCTGACAACGAAATAATAAATGAACATATAACAGAGGTAATTGAAAGAAATTTTGAAGGCGTAGATATAAGCAAGTTTAAAGACGCAAAAGTTCCTAAAGAAATAGCAGAGCTTTACGCGAATATGTTTGGTATTGAAACAGTTACGGGTCTTACAGAAAAGGCGAGAAACTTCCCTAAAAAAGATGAAAACGCTTTAATTAGACTTAGACAATTTTTGATTGATAATTCAGCTTCTGATTTTGCTAGACTACCTAAAACAATAGACATGCTTGGAAGAGGTACTGGTGTTTATCAAAACAAGCTTGGCAAAGCAATGTATGATGCTGAAGGTAATCTTGTAGGTACATTAAAAGATTATAGAGATATATTACAGGGTAAAAACGTTACAGTAAACGGTATAGAGTTTAACGCTGTAGGCAAAGATGGTAAACGTAAACCTATATATAGAGGTGATTTACAAGCTAGTATAAAGTTTGCTACTGATATGCACATGCGTAATAATATACTTGAAAGAACTAGTACGCAAGGTGAAAGACTTCAAATGGGCGGTAGATTTAGCAAACCAAAAGAAGAAACGGTAACCGCAGAAGAAATTATAGAAGCACCATATGGATCTTTAGCTGCTAGCAAAAAAACATTTGAAACTACTTTTAATGAATATTTATCTGAAAAAGGATTACCACCATTACCAACTGATTCTAAAGAAAGAGTTAAAATGTATAGAGATCTTACATTAAACCAATTAGCAGATAAGTTTGGTCCTTTAACTAATCAAATAGTAAAATGGTTAGGAACTGGAGGTATAAGAGTTCCAACTAGAGCTAGTGGTACAGGTGGAAAAATGGTAGGTGTTAGCCGTCAACTTCAAGATGTTGTAAATAAATATGGGCTTTATAAAAACGAAAATGATCCAGAATCTGGGTACACAAAAGAAGTTGAAGATTATATAAAAGCTAATAAAGAAGGAAGTATATTAGAACTTGAAATATTAAACACTGAGCTAAATAAAGAAATAGCTGATAGAGAAATACAAATAGATCCTGAACAATCTAGAAAAATGGAACTTGCTTTAAAAACTCAAACACTAGGTAAATTAGAGCAAAATAAAAAAGAATATGAAGATATTCAAGAGGGTAAAGAGTTAATATTTGATAAGTTTAGAGAAATATATAAAGAAAATCCTGATAAATTTGGAGCTTTAATTAGCATGATTTATACTGGTAATGCCACGAATCATCCGTTTAGAGGTTTTGCTACTGTATTAGGTTCAGAAAAAGGCGTTGGACCTGGTGTTAAAGGTAGAGAAGAACATGTTTTTCAGTATGGTAACTTTGCTGATGGTTTTGCTAGAGCTATAAGTGGTAGCGATAAAGTTTATGAAGGTTTTAAAGAGTGGGCAAAAGATAATTATTTTCAAATAAAAGTTAGCAAAGAAACAAAAGATATAATAGATCAAGGTACTATAACTGTTAATAGATATACCGGTGAAACAATTGAAGGATATGGTCCAGCTGATGGTCTGCATCCTAAGTTTAAAGAAGCATGGGAAGAGGCTTTAAAAACAGGTGATTTTAGCAAAGTGCCAGATCCAAGATATAGATATTATAATGAGTATCTTACTGCTAATCCTAATAAAATAGGTAGAGAATATAAAGGTGAAGATGGAAAATGGACATATAAAACTGATGCTGAAGATTATAATGTAGTTGTAAAGCCAAAATTTTCAGATAATCCTATTGTAATTAGTGAACAAGGTAGATTAATACAAAGAGTTATTGAGTCTGAAGCTGGTATATTGGATGTAGACAGTCCGTTATTTTTAACTAGGAAAACAGCTAAAGAACAAATGGATACCTTTATGTTGTTAGAGCCTAGTGTTGAAGCTAATTTAAGTAAATCTAAAAAACAATATGTTGGAGGTAAATCTCCTAATTTAGATACTGTTGAAGGTTTAATGTATCATTTAGCTCAAACAGATGCCGCCGCTAGAAATGGTAGAAAACTAAATCAACCTAAAAAATCTTTAACAGCTTTTGATGCAGACGAAACATTAGTTGTTACAAAAAGTAAAGTAAAAGTTGAAATGCCTGATGGTACAAAATTTGAATTAAATCCAAATGAGTTTGGTGCTCAAGCTAAACAATTAGAGTCAGAAGGAGCTAAATTTAATTTTGATGAATTTATGTCTATAAAAGGTGGGGTAGAAGGACCTGCTTTTAAAAGATACCTAGAGCAATACAAACAGCATGGAGGCGAAAACATGTTTGTATTAAGCGCAAGGCCAAAAGAATTTGCAGCTCCAATGCAGGCGTGGTTGAAATCAAAAGGTATAGATATACCAGTAGAAAATATTATAGGATTAGGAAATGGTACACCCGCAGCAAAAGCAAATTGGTTTATTAATAAAGGCGCGGAAGGTTATAATGATTTTCTATTTGCAGATGATATACTGCCAAATGTTAAAGCTGTACAAGGCGTTATAGATGTATTGCAAATTGATGGACCAGTTCAAGCGAGATTAAGTTCTAAACCTAAAGAGTTTAATGATATATTTAATCAAAACTTAGAACTTAGAACAACTGAGCTTGGTAATAAAGTTGGAGCTGATTGGCAAATATCTGAAGCTAGAGCTCAAACAATGGGTAAGCGTAAAAATCAAAACATGTTTACTAATTTCTTTATGGGTTACTCAGCAGAAGATTTTAATGGTTTATTATATGCAACCTTGCCAAAAGGTAAAGCAGGTGACAACATGATGCAGTTTTATCAAGAAAATTTAATTGATCCATTTAACATGGCTGAAAGAAAAATTGAATCTGCTAAAATAGCCGCTTCTAGTGATTTTAAAGAGCTTAAAAAGAAATTGACTAAACTACCTAAATCAATGAATGAAGAAACTGGTATTGGTGGTTTTAGTTTTGGTGATGCTGCTAGAGTTGCCATATGGACAGAACAAGGTATGGAAATACCTGGCCTTTCTAAAAGAGATGCAAAAGCATTAAATAAATTTGTACAAGAAAATGCAGATCTTAATATTTTTGTTCAAGAAGTCATGAAGATACAAAAAGGTAAACAATACCCTAAACCAGATAAAAATTGGATAGCTGGTACTATGACTACAGATGTAATGGGCGAGATAAATAAAGTAAATAGAGCTGAGTATTTACAGGAATGGCAAGAAAATGTTGATATTATATTTTCCGATGCTAATAAAAGAAAGCTTAGATATGCTTTTGGAGATAAATATGTTGAAGCATTAGATGATATGCTTAGACGTATGAAAAGCGGAAACAATAGACCTATTGGTGGATCAAGAACTGTTAACAATATGCTTGATTGGGTTAATGGTTCTGTTGGTGCTACAATGTTCTTAAATACTAGATCTGCTGCGCTACAAACAATATCTGCGGTAAATTACTTAAATTGGGGTGATAATAATCTATATAACGCTGGTAAAGCTTTTGCAAATCAAAAACAATATTGGAAAGATTTTACAACATTATTTAATTCAGATTATCTTGTTAATAGAAGAGAAGGTCTTCAAATTAATGTAAGTGAATCAGAAATAGCAGATGTTGCAAAAGAAGGTGGAGCAAAAGGAGCTGTAGCTTATTTACTTAATAAAGGTTTTATTTTAACTAGAGGTGCTGATAGTTTTGCAATTGCTAGTGGTGGTGCTACTTTTTATAGAAATAGAATAAACACTTATGAAAAACAAGGTTTAAGCACAGAAGAAGCTACACGTAAAGCTTTTGATGATTTTAGAAAAATTTCAGAAGAAAACCAACAGTCTAGTAGTCCTATGAGAATTAGTCAACAACAAGCTAGTGGCGCTGGTAGATTAATTTTAGCTTTTAAAAACACGCCTATGCAATATGCTCGTATAATAAAAAGATCTACTCAAGATTTAGTAGCGGGTAGAGGTGACTGGAAAACTAATGTGTCTAAAATAATGTATTACGGTGCTGCTCAAAATTTATTATTTAATGGTTTACAAAATGCGGTTTGGGCTGAAGCATTCGATGAAGATGGCGATGGAACAGATAGAGGAGCTAGAACAGCTAATGGTATGGTTGATTCTTTACTTGGAGGTTTAGGTTATCAAGGATCTATAGCTGTTGCTCTTAAAAATTCTTTAATAACAATAGCAGAAGAAAACGGTAAAGATTCTCCAGAATTTAGAAAAGCAATTAATGATTTACTTGATTTTTCACCACCTATTGATGTAAAAGCTAGAAAATTAATATCTGCAGCAAATACTTTTAGTTGGGAAAGACAAGCTATACAAGAGCAAGGTTTTAATTTAAATAATCCAGCTTATTTAGCTACAGCACAAGTAGTGTCGGCAACGACAAATATACCAGCTGATAGAGCATTGCAAAAAATAAATAACACCCGTATGATACTTAGTGATAATTCTGAAAAATGGCAGAAAATAGCACTAGCATTAGGTTGGAGCACTTGGGATGTAGGACTTCCTTATTACGGTGTTGAAGAACCAGTAGAGATGACACCTGAACTTGAGCTTCAAAATAAAGTTATTGAAATGAAGAAAAGTACTTCTACTAAAGATCAAAAGTTAAGATTAAAAGAGCTTGGCTTAACAAATAAAGAGATTAGAGAGTTAAAGTACGAGGAGAATAGAATTAAAAAAATAATTGCATTAGAAGAAAAAAAGAAAAAAGATGAAGAAAAAAATAAAAATCAAATTAAAACTGGTGGTAGATAAAATACAAGAAGCTTGGAATAAGCTTTTATATAAATTAATGTTTAAAAATTATAAATAAAATGAAAAAATATATTTTAATCTTATTATTATTATTTTCTATTAGTACATTTTCACAAGAAGTAATAAAAAAATGTATAACAATAGAAGAAAAAAAATTACCTAACTATAAAGTAAAAGTAATTAAAACAAATCACTGTGTAGAACCTAAGGAAATAACTATTCAAACTTACATTGTTACAGAGTGGGAAAATAAAAAAAGAAAAAAACGTAAAAAAAGAAAAAATGAACAATGAAACAAATTTTAACTGTCCTCTTTGCGGCGGTATTTGCGGTCTCTGCTAATGCTCAAGATAAAAAAGGTTTATTTAAAAGTATATACGAAGATCTATTTGAGTATAGTACAATTTATTTAGCAGGTGATATACAAAATCCTAAGGAACAACCTAAAGATTATTTTGTAAGAACTAATCCTAGTGGCAACCTCTATGAACCGCCAGTTGTAGTTGATGGTACAGACTATTATGACTATGATTATCGCTATGGTTTTGGTATTAGAAAAATTGCTAGGTTTGATTATGAGGTTAAAGGCAAAAACTATTACGATGGAACTGAATCTAACGTAGGTTTAGCAGCTTCTAACTCACCGATTAAAGGTTTTGAATATCTAGTACATGTTGAAAAAGAAAGATCCAGAGATGAAGTATTTAAAAATCATCGATATTTCTTAAAACATAGTGGTAAATACCATATTGCTAAGATAGAAAGTAGAAAACAAGGTAAAATTAATTTTAACTATAAATCAGCAGAGCTAAGAGCTAAATTACCTATTGGTGAAAAGTTTTCTTTAAATGCTGGTGCTATGTTCCGTACTCATCAAAGACCTTATGGTTATAATCCTATAGAAATATGGTTAAATGAAACTGATGAAAACGGTTGGCCTGTTAACTACTGGTATCAATTAGGTTATAATTATGGTTTTACTGATCAATGGGTTACTATTGATATTGATGGTGAACAAGTATATGATTACTATTGGTATGATCCGCAAGGAAACGTAGTAGCTTATACTGATTTACAGTTCCGTGATACGGTTTTTGAAAACTTAATTAATCGATACAACAACGAAGTTTGGGGTGAGTTAGATGAGTTTGGTGTAGTTTCACCTGTTGTCGGTTTTGACTTTTATCATTACAAAAATAACTTCTGGCTTCATGCTTATGGTTCTTATTTATTACCATATCACAAGTATGTTAAAGGTGATGAAGACTTTAGTTATTTAAATAGAAA